CGAGGGGTGCGCCTTGGGCGAGGAGCATTCCGGCTTCGACTCCGGCGTCGGTGGTGAGGTAGAGGACGCCGTGTCCTGCGATGCGTCCGCCTTGGCGGGTCATGTCGGCGATGGCTCCGGCGAGTCGGGCGCCGTCGTGGCCGCCTTGCATTTCGTCGGCGTATTGGAGTGGCCAGGGTCCGCCTGTCCAGGTGAGGGCGCCGGGGGTGAAGATGCGGCCGTCGCCGGTTTCCTGGTCTTCGAAGGCGAGTGCGGTGTCGCCGGGGGTGGACCAGGTTGCCAGCATCGGGGGCTCGGGCATGGGTTCGGTCATGGCTGCTGTCCTCATGCGGTCGCCGAGTGGGATGTCGGTGTGCTCGCCTCCGAATGCGATGCGGACGCGGTCGAAGGTGATTGGGCCGAGGCGTTCCGTCATCTGTTCCATCGGCCACTGGCCGGTGCTGTAGGCGCCTGTGGTGTGTGCGACCCAGGGAGAGTGCTGGAATGGCGTGTCGGGCCGCTCGTGGGTTGACTCCAGGGCGTCGACGGCGAGTACATTCCGAGCTTCGTGCAGGGTGGCTGCATCGTCGCTGGCGTCGGTGTCGTCGCCGATGGCCCACACCCATGCCGGGTCTTCTGAGGCAGGGTTCCAGTGGTTGACGCCGAAGGCGTATGCGTGGACTGGGCCGAGTGTTCCGGCGCGGGCGCGGATGAGGCCGATCAGTTCGTTGCGCTGGTCTTCGGTCCATGGCGCGGCGTCGCCGAGGAACCAGAGGGTGAGGTGGAGTTCGTCGGCTGGCTCGGCGCCGTCTCCGTCGAGTGCTAGGCGGCCCGCGTCGGCTTCGGACGGCACGAGGGCGATCATCGCGCCGGTGTGTTCGCCGTCTGCGGCTGCTGTGGCAGTGTCCATCGGTGTCTCCTTCGGGAGGGCCGCGGAGGCCGTCTGTGGGGCCGGGGACAGTCGCATCACGCAGCGGCAGTTGATCGTGAGGTTCGGTGGTGCTGCTGGTTCCCCCGGGTACTGCATCGGGACCCCGGCCACCTGGAACGGTTCGTCCAGCATCTGGAGTTGGCCGTCGATGTCGGCGTGTTGGGAGCGGACGCGCTGGTCGCCTCGGGTCCGCCACTGTTTGACGAGGGGCTTGTCCGGTCCGGTGACGGCCTGCGCGGCGGCCAGGGTGGCGGCGTTCCACACGCGGGTGGCTTCGGTCTGCGCGATCAGCTCGGCCCGGTTGTGGCCGAGTTGGGTGCCGTCGCGGGTGAACACGTCGAGGAGCCGGGCCCGGAGCTGCTCGATGTCCTCGCCGTTGTTCAACCCTTCGGCGAGCGCGGCGGTGGCTGCTTCGGCGAGCCGGTCACCTACCGCGTTCAGCAGGCCTGTGGTGGCGTTGACGTAGTCGCCGAGCTGCGGGGGGAGGGTGCCGTCGTCGTAGCGGTCGGGGAGGTCGTCCCATCCGTCGGGGAGCGGCTCGCCCGCATCGTCGGCGGCGACGCTCGCGGCCTGCTCGCCGATGCCGAGGAGCCGGCGCAGCAGGTCGGGGACGCGGCGCTGCCACATGCCGCGGATGCTGCTGACGCTGAAGCGGGCTGCGACGAGTTCGGTCGCGTTGTCGAGTCCGGCTGTGTACTCGGCGTGCACGGCGGCGAGCTGGTCGGCGACGGTGGCCGTGAGGTCGGCTTCCAGCTCGGCGATCAGGGCGTGCAGCTCGTCATCGTCCACGGCGGGGCCTCCCACGAGGGGCGGGAGCCCGGCCTAACGCCAGTCGGCTGACCTCAGTGTAAGGAGCCGGGCCCCTAGACGCGCTCCGGCCAGTGCCACGTACCGCCACGCCGCTCACCCGGAGGCAGCGAGCACGAGCCGCCTTCAGCCTCGTACTGGAAGCACCCGCCATCGGCCAGCGAGTGAAAGAAGAGACCGGTCGGGTTCTGGACGCACAGCCCGACCTGCAGCGGCTCCTCGGCGTTGACCTCCGTGACCGTGGCCGCCCGGCACTTAGCTACGAAGGCCTGCGTGCCATCCTCTCGGATCGGGGTTCCATGAGAGACGTAGTGAACAATTCTTCCGACTGTTGGTTGCATTCCATGTCCTTCTTCCGCCAATAGTTCTTGCGACGGCTCATTCGCTTGCACGGTAGACACACTCGCTGTCCGCGCCCGTCGATCACCCAGTCCCCATCTTCCCAACGGTGCCCCTGTCGGCATGACACCGAGCGTGTTCCAACACGACGGGCGTTCTCCGCCTGCGTTACCGCTTCGAGGTGATCAGGGTTGGCGCATGCCCGCACCTGACAGAGGTGATCGATTACCAGGCCATCAGGTAGAACGCCGTAGGCGAACCACCACGCAACCTGATGCGCTTTGAGAGTGCGATCTCCGCGGTTGAACTGCCCGTATCCACTGCGGTCGAGGCCAGCAGACCAGATCATGCAGCCGTTGGCGTCCGGAAGCTTCACCTTCGACCAGAAGCGCCTGTGAGCGCTTTCCGCCAGACCGGCTCCGTCCAGCAAACGGGAAGCGGGCTTGAGCGCGGCGGCCACTCGGAACCATTGCCTCGCAGTCATGCCCAGGAACTCGCCTGAGGGCGAAACGACGGATACCGCACCATCGTGGTGCGGAATGAACGTCCATCCGCCCTGCGTGATTGGCAACGCGGACGCAGAGGCCATAGCCTCGGTCATGTCGATCTCCTTTGCAGATCGGCCATGCCCCGGGGGTGTTGGTAGCACCCGCCGGGGTCTCTTTGTGGTTGTCCCCCAATTGTCCCACGCAGCCCGGACGTTGGCAGCAATAAGCGACGACCACGCTCGGCATCTGCTCGCTCATCGCTGCTCCTTGGTCAATGCCGCGCGCAGGGTCTCCTCGGCGCGACGGAAGCCGTCGTTGTCGACAGGCTCGGGGAAGGAGAACGGCTCACCTTCGGCCGCGGCAATCAGCGACCACCCGAGCACGCCTCGGCCTTCCTCGTGCAGGGCCAGCGCGACTCCACGTGGATGGAACGCCACCCGGTTGATCAGCCAGAGGAGGCCGGAGTCGGACAGTTCCAGCAGTGGCCGGTAGTCCGGAGACGACGCCGCGCTGTCGCGGCTCAGGCTCGTCATCACACGATCTCCCAGAGAATGTAGGGCTGGCCCACGGGCTCTACGCGCGCGCCGTACGGTTCGGTGTCCGTGCTGAAGTTCAGTCCGCCGATCGCGGCCTCAACCGCAACGCCAGCAGCGCCCAGCTCGTTGAGGAGGGCCGCCAGCTTCTCCGCAGCCTCTCGCGTGTTCATGCTGCAGCCCTGGGTGCGAGGTCGGTTTGGACGAGGAGACGCGGCACATTCGCGTACTCATGCGGCTGACCGGCCACCAACAAAGCCCGCACATACTTGTCCAGAGCCGCAGTCAACGTGACCGGGTCAAGTCCGTGCCGGGCCGCAACCTCAGGAACACGGGACCACACCCCGTCCAGGAGCCGCCACGCGTCGATCGCCTCACTCGACCCCACAGAGTGCACAACATGCACGTGCGCCGGGTCGAGTTCCCGAGCTTCCGCACGAGCCGGCCGCGGCACCGAGGAGGTGAGGCGCTGCTTGTGCCCGGACGACGTGAGCGCCGCCCACACCAGCCCGTCCACGGCATCCACCAGCGCCGCGTAAGGACGCCCCGAAGGCACCGCGGCGGCCGTGACGTCGACTCCGGGCTGCGTCGCCGGCACCTGCTGAATCTGATCGACGGGAATGGTCACGGCCATGTCCTCCGTGGGCAGCTCATGTACGGATCCCTCGGGCTTATCCGCCTCGGTAAAACCTGTTTCCCGGCGTGCGGCTTCACCGGAGATCAGGCCGAGCTGGTACGCCTCCAGTGCGGTCGCCCCCTTGTTGGAGGAGGTGCGCAGCCCGGACGTGTCGTACCAGACGAGTACTTCGGCCGCTTCAGGATCGTTGTCGGCTTCCAGCAGCGGGCGAAGCCACTGGTTTGTCAGCGCGTGACAGAACAGGCCCAACCGTGGTTCGGCGCCCATCTTCAACGCTTCGGCGGTGATGGCCCACTGCCCCCAGTGGTTGACGTCGCCCATGCCCAGCAGGACTTCCGCCGGGACGTCCGCGCCGGTCGCGAACCGTCGGATGGCTTCGTCCCGTAGTTGAACGGCGAGGGCGTCGAACTCGCTGCTGAACTGAAGCCACTTGACGCCGTTGATCAGGTCGCCTGGCACTTCGAGGACGATCGGCACCGTGGCGGCTGCGGACTCGGGCTCTCGGATGGCGGTGCTTGCGACTTCGATGAAGATGTCCAGCAGGCTGTCTTCCGCGTGTTCCTGGCCAGGCTGGGCCGGGAAGCGGGTGCCGGCGGGGACGAGGAGGACGCCACGGCCGGTGATGCGGGACCGTGCGATGGCTGCCACGGCGGCGTTCAGCAGGCGTAGTTCTTCCAGTACGGTGATGGCGCCC